CCCAGGGGCTGGATTGCCCCCGCTCTCCTATGGATTAGGAGAGCACCACCCCTTGTTGATTGTCAACGCAAGGGGACGTCCTGATTCCTGATAGGCCTTCTTGGCGAGTGGCTCCGAAGAGCTTCCCCGTTCAATGAAGAACTTCATTAGAGAATCTTCACCAGACATAGGAGTTTTCCTATATTTGGGCTTTACAACAAGGCAGCGCTGCTCAAGGCACTGCAGATTCTTGTTGTATCGCAAAACAGGCTGATGCCTATAGTCGATGATTCCCGTAATGTGGTGTTGGTCCTCGGTTTTACGAGGGACCCAGCTAAGCAAGTCAGCTAGGTACTCTGCTGAACTCAGGTAACCCCTGTTGTAGAGGTTATTCTGAAGTTCACACAGAGGTTCAACACTCTCATCTGGAATCCTGTTATCGTCGACCGGTGTTTTGACTCTTACGACAGTTACGTCTGAGCCGTTATACCAGTCGAAGCCACAAGACTCTCTGAACCTTCCAGTCCAGAAAGACTTTGACATGTTAACCACAAAGTTTGATTCGTGGAGAACATCGATAACAGCCGGTGCATAGTCAGTGGGTACGATTATGTCGTCCCCATAGACTGCTACCCGTCCCTTGAACCTTGAGAGGTCCTTTCGACGGATACGGCGACCTATGGCACGTTCTATTCCAAGAAAGACATGGCAAGTGAATACCATTGCCTCTAGTGGAAAGGTTAATGCCGAGCCCATAGACGCGAACTTGGTTAGGGGGATCACCCCATGGCCAGGCACCTCAGCATGCATTGTCCTCGACGCGAAAACAAACTCTCGAAGGAGAGGGTGTTCTGCGAGAAGGGCCTCAACATGCTGAGTGAGGACACAATCGCTGGCTTCCTTCAGGTCCAGAGTGGCAAGACTGCCGTTCTCTGAACCCTCTTGAGCAAGGAGGCCGTTGACAGTTTGGTCTAAGCACTGTGTGAACCATGCGAATGGTTCGTGCTGTTTGTGACCAAACTCCTTGATACATTGTAATAGGCCTTGTTGGACGAACATCATCCAGTTTGGCTCGATCGCAATGATACGAGGGGTCTTCAGCGTTTTAGGAACTGCAACTATCCGTGTTGGTAGTTCATGTTCCAGGTCAAGAAGAACGCACTCATCTGGATTATAGTAACGAGGATGTGGATAGAAAGCATCAACGTGGTTGTAGACCGCGTCGAGCCTTTTAGTCCATACTCGATTACTGTATTTAGCATTGCCAACCAAACGATTGGCTGTTGCTCCTGATGAGTGCTTGGGAATAAGCCGCATAAAAGGATCAATCAACCGATCTCTTTCAATGCGATTAAAAAGAGTGCCAAACAGCACCCTAGACATGCGGGTAAGGTCCACTGACGTGGCCTCCGCCGTGCGTGTCGCATATTCCTCATTCTTCTTCTCTCTCTCGACGTAATCCTCGTATGCACGTTGTGTGCGTTCCATTGTACACGGAATTAGCACCCTCTGGTAGAAGTAACAAATCTGCCTGAGGTAACGTACACAGTGAGGATCAGCGTCGGGTAGTAGATCACCGCTACGCGGGTCGAACAATCGAAAGAGGAAACCTGACAGAAACGTCGGGAAACCTCGCCTATCCTTGCGAAATGCTTGGAATAGGCTGGTATCGATCGAACCTTGTGCCAAAGACCTCTCGAGGTCCTTGGCATAGGTAGGGAGGGTAATCGTCAAGAACGACATCCCCTCGTGTTCGACACGACCCATGATGTAGTTAGCATCATGGGCGGTATTCACACCGGACAGTTGCTCTATGTCTTTGAGCAACTTATGCATTAGAGTTATATGCCTTTTCATGGCATCCTTTCTCGAAGTATGGAAAAGGTATGTCATGCATTGAGCATTGACTCAATCCGAAAGACTACAGTGGTATGGTGTCAGGAGGGCGTTCATGAACGCCCCCCTGAACAGTGCCCGGTTCATCTACTCGCCATCGAGAAGGCTTTCGCTTTCTTAGGTGTTTCGATCTCCGGCGGACTGTACGACATCCATCCCTTCGGAAGCCCTATAGGCCGCCTAGGATGGACTGTATAGTCGTCACCATATTTTCGAGATTAGATCTCGAATCCCACCAACTTCTCGGCGTTAGCCGCAGAAGATGCAGTGAGCCACGTAGTAAGACCAAGGATGAGATCCTTTGCCTCGTCTGCAGTGATGCCGTTGAGCGGCCGGTCTACCACAAGGTATGCCGACATGCTCGAACGAACATTCTGAGACGGGACAAGAGGGTCAGCCGTGATCTTCGTCAGATTCAGGCGAACACGATGACGCGAGCGCCGACCATTGACATGGTCGACGACAAGCTTCAACGTGGAATCGTTTGAGGTGAACGTTCCACCCACACTGGAAGAACCGGTGCGAGGGAGCGATACAGCCCCAGATCCTGGATCGACGCTTTGAGGATCGGAATAAGCCAAAACTCAACTCCAATGACTTGTTATGCTGCCCTAAAGCAGCTTACCACCCGCGGCTAGGCCGAGGGCGGTAACGACGGACCATTGGAAGGGATTTAGGTCCACTTCCGACAATCCAAATCCATATGGAGTCGCCCTGTGGCGAGAAAGCGTTACGCCTTCTTCCACAGTCACTAACGGTTTGAAGATTGGACCGTTACGTGGTTTGATATACCCACTTGCAGCGAAGGTTTGGATCTTCTGAACCTTCCTGGTCAAGTAGGCATATCTCAGGACTACTCGATCGTCAGCTAGCAGTTCGGCCTTCCGGATGAATCCAGAAGCGTCGAAAAACCAGTTGGCCATCCAAGAGAACGGGACCAGATCGTAGCCTGTACTCGGCGTTGCTTTGAGGTCAAGGACCTTTTTAGCTCGGCCTAGTACAGACTGCATCGATGCCATGTCGGAGAGAATATCCTCGACAAAGACATCAAACGCGGATGAAAGAACATAACTGCTCTTCCATTGCCGCGTAATGGTTCCCGGTGATATCCCACGGCCAAGACCATGATAGTCCTCAAACACCCGCGAATAGTAGGTGCTAAAGGACGATGCAGGGCCTTGCACGTAAGACGAAGGACCATACCGCAAGGTAGCGTCCTTCGTCTGGATATCATCCCGTTCAGTAAAGGATCTACGTAGTCTCGAGGTGACGCGAAGTCCCTCTAGTTCTCGTGCTTTCTCAGCGAGCTTAGTGTTCACTGAGATGATCCTATCAGCCATCCTCTTTATGTCTGAGAGTGTTGGCTTGATTCCAAACACGACATTAAGGTATTCCCCTCCAACAGAGGAGACCACCCGTCCTGGGTCGCGAACGCGACGAAGAAGCTGGGTTCCCACAAAAGCGGGAAGCCCATCCTTCGCGAGTTCGCCCAGGAATCGTGTTAGATTACTGGACGATGCCAGAGGTCGTTGAGAATACATCACGCGATTAGCCCAGTTTACACCAGCCTGTTTCAGGTCATTGTATGACCAGTCCAGGTTCATGTTAATTGAGTGATTCGCGCCCGAGTTCTTAGACAGTCTGAATGGGCCGTAAGCCCACCAGCTGTAAGTGCTCGGAGGATAGGTATCCATAAGATACCCTTCCGATGGATTATCAACGCCAGCTACTACGGCAACAGGTTTCAGGGACTTAAATGTGTGCCCTGAATCGTGGGGATAGAGAACGTACTGTCTCTCTGAACCCACATCTTCTAGTTCAAGCTCACCACTACCGTCTGTGACGATGTGGAAGCGTTGACCATGAAGAACTGCTTTTCGTAGTTGCTTGCCGGAGACCCGCTTAGCAGCGGGAACGGTGCCACGCGAGCGGTAGGTATAGACGCGATCATCTGCGGCTAGTAACCCACCGAAGTTATCATAGTGCTCAGGATCTTCATACCTGATCACACCCGTAGAGGGTTGATAACACCTCGCGAGGCCGGTCAAGTCGCCAATATCTGTCCCTGCATTTCTCATCAGGTGACGGGAATTGGGTCGACTCTCTTCGACATAAGGCATTTTTCATTTCTCCATACGGTAAGAATGGAATTTCCACCCGGCGTGTTTACCGG